GATGTGCTCCATGTCGAGCACGAAGCCCCACCCGGCGAAGTCGTGCTCAAAGGTGCGGGACGGCACGAGGAACAGGCGGCCCAGCGTGGTCTGGATGTAGCGCAACTTCAGGCCGTACGTGTCCTCCCCGCTGGTCGTCTCAATCTTGTCNCGGGCGAACTCGTTGATGCGGACGAGCACCGCCGGCGACGTGAGCAGCACCTTGTCGATGTTCTCACCGTAGGCAAAGGCCATCTCGGTAAACTCGGTGAAGAACACCTACTCGTCGAGGTTGCCGCCAAAGTCGAACTCGTTCGTGATGATGAACGAGTTGATGCCGCCGGTCAGGTGGCGNCGATTCACGGGGTCTTCCAGGCGCTGCCCCCAAATCGCCGTGCGCTCCAGCGCAGCCCGGTGGTCAAAGAGCTTCTTCCGGCGCAGGCGCTGGCGCTCCGTGCCGGACGTCACCAGCTCGTCGGTCGCAGACTGCATGGACTCGTCAAAGGTCGTCCGCACGGTCTGCGTGTAGTTGAACCGCTTCGTGGGCTGCGCGATTTTGCTCTCCGGCGCCCGGCTGAACTGCTCCATCGCGTTGGCAAGCCACATCAGCTTGTCGCCAGCGGCGATGGGAGCTGCCGGTTGCTGGCCGTAGCCGCGAATTACCGTCAGCGTGTTGGTCTGGTAGTTGACGTCGGTCACGAAGATCTGCTCCATCGTCTTCGTGACCAGCACCGTGTCCCTGGGCCGGAAGATGGTAGCGTCGTCCACCGTGATGACGGTGTCGGAATCGCTGGCCGCAGCAGTGACCTCTGCCCACACGGCCCACGGCCGGTCATCCCACCAGATCAGCTCGCTGTTCTGCGTCGGCCGCTTGCGGGCGCGCATGAGCAGCACCATGAACTGCGCGATGTCCGGCCGTTCTTCGGCGATGCGCTTCGTGACGTCGATTGCCCTGCGGTCACGTTCGATGTCGAACGTCGTGACAGCAGCGAAGCGCTGCAAGTCGAATACGAAGTCGTGCTTCACGGTATAACCCTCCCTACGGTTATTCGATTATCCCCACAGGCCGCCAGCGCCCACAGGGCCAAGGGCGGCCTCCACCAGCGCGTCGTTGTCGTCCTCGGCGCGCACGCGGGCCGCACCGGCCTGCGGCATGCGCGCCGCACCCTTGCCGCCGGGCACAGCCTGCAGCTTCGGCGGCTGCTGTTGCTGGGCACCCTTGGCCTTAAGGCGCTCCTTCGCCTTGGCGTACAGGGACGTGAGGTTGACCTGCTGCGGGTTGAACCGGAACTGCTGCATNAGATTCGGGTCCTCCCGCAGCATGGCCCGGATTTCCGGCACCGCCTGGGCGAAGTCGTCGCCATGCTGCTCCATAAGGTGCTGGTACTCCTGCGCGACGCGGGTTGCCCAATCGTACTGCTGGAGACGTTCGAACACAGGCATCAGGATTTGGCCCATGACCTGCCCAAAGTACGCCTCCCGCTGGGCGATCTGCGGCAGGACATACTTCTGCACAAACTCCTGCGCCTTACGCTCCAGCACGCGCTCGGCCACCTTCTGCGCAGCCTGCGAAGGCTTCGTGTAGAACTGCTCATCCAAGTCCTCTTCGCTCTCCTGGTCGGAGGCGGCAGGCTGGGCAGCAGTCTGCTGCTGGCCCGCAGGCTGCGCCTGACCAAACGCCGGAAACCCGGCGTTAGGCACAAACGGTGATGCGGGCGGCACCATCCACGGCACGCCCATAGCGCCGGCCATTGGCAGGCCGAGAATCTGCTGGACAGTTGGCGGCAGGCCAGGCTGCTGTTGGACGCCACCGGCCTGCGGCGTCGGTTGCACCACCGGGGCCGTGCCCGGAACAGGCGGAAGCGCCCCGAACTGCTGCAAGAGTGCGGCCATGTACTGCAGCGCCTGCTCGTACTGCTGCTTCTCCATCTGCCACGCGGCGGCGGGGNCCTGNGCACCCTGTTGAACCGTGGGCNCCGCCTGCTGGCTTTCTGGCGGCTTGACTTGGTCAGCAGCANCCGTCTTGTCGGCGGGCTGGTCGGCCGCACCCTCNTCAGTCTTCGCCTGTGGCTCATCGGCGGCGTCTTCCGTTGCCGGCTCTGCCTGTTCCCCGGCCACATCGGGCGGCGTGTCGGTGTAGCCCAGAAAGTAATCCGCGATAGCCTGCTCGTCAGCGGTCGGCTCGTTAACGACGTGCGCTTCGCCAAAAATCCCATTGTTGCTCATTGCTCACGCTCTCCCTTCTGCAGTTTGCGCTGTGCCCTCTCGGGCTTCGCCAGAATTGAGCGGAGCGCCATCACGGCGCCCTGCATCCTGCCGATATGACCCGCATCGCCTGGGTCGGTCGCAGCCAGGCTCTCCAGGTAGCCGCGAATCTCGTCCTGCACCTCCGCAACCAGCCACTGCCAGCCAGGATGACGCTGCAGGGCCGCAATAGCCTCCAGTTGCTCTGACGTCCGCTTAGACACCGGCCGCCGTACCTCCTGAAGCGGGAGTCATCACAGGCGGTGCGCCTGGGCCTGCCACCAGCGGGCCAACTGGTGCCGCAGACGTCGGCACCGGCATGGCCGTTCCTACGAGGGCGCCAGCGGGTCCGGCCTGGGCCATCTGCTGCATGAGCGTCATCATCTGCAGCTCCTGGTCGCTCAACAAGAACTTGTCTGGATTGCGGAAGTCGAAGGACCGCACCCACTCCCGCACAAGCTCGGGCAGCTTCACAAACGGCAACTGCAGGCGTGCGGCCGCCTCGATCATCTGGAACAATTGCTGGCGGCGCACTTCACGGTTCGCCGCCGGGTCAACGCTGGCGCCGGCCGGGCGATAATCGTACTCGCCCACTAGCTCTCCAGGCCGGACCATGACCCACTCCCAGACGTTTTCGTCGCTGTAAAGCCGCACCAGCCGTTCGCGGTCTATGAACTGCTGGTTGTTGCAGTCCATGAGGTACACCAGTCGGCTAAGGCCTAAGACCTCGTAGAGCTTGATTTTCGCGTCGAACCGCAAGGCCGCATTGGCAGTCTGGTTCACGACCTCCGTCGCCGTCTGCTGCCGTGCACCGGTCACGCCGCGGACGACCGGTGCCACGCCAAGGGCGTTCTCCTGGTCCTGTTTGATGATCGCTTCCTCGGTGTAGGCGCTACCGGTCACGTCAGGTGTGACCAGTGGAACGATGTCATGCTGCGTGTCGTCAACGTTAATGATGCCGTGCGGCCTGCTGATGAGCTCGCTGTCGTCGATGTCGGCGGTCCTGCGCTTGATCCACATCCTGTTCAGCACCAGCGCCACGTTGTCAATGCGCTGGTTGCGCAGCGTGTTGAGNTCATGCTGCAGGTGCTCGATGATTTGGACCGCCGACATGCCGTATGGCTCGTGCGGCAGCGGGTCGTATGACGCCATCACATACGGCTTGCGCCCATGCCGCCAGAACGGGTTGGCGCCGACGTAGGCCAACTCGCTGCGGTTGATAATCATGGCGTAGTCGTCGTCGGTCCAGTAGTGCAGCACCTCGTAGACCTGGCCAGGCTTTTCGCCGGGCTCCCAATGGTCATCGGGCATGGAGTCCGTCGTCAGCCCGACCGCCGACATGCGCTGCCAGCGGCTGTCCGACCGTAGCGCATCACCCTGGCCTTGGATGTCATCCCAGCGCACCTTGTACAAGCGGCCGGCGCCCGCGGACACCATCTCCTGTTCGAGCACCGCCAGCCGCGCCTCGATTTGCTCGCGCGTCATCCACTCCCGCTGGAACACGTACCTGCAGCTGTCGATGTCGTGCCCCAGCGGGTCCGGCCAGAAATCGAAGAAGTCCACAAGCTGAATCTCATTGTCGTCCCAGACGGGTTCCTCGCTCTCCATCACCACCAGCTGCGTCATGGGCGCGCCGGTGAACGGGTCGAACACGGGGACAGGCCTGCCCAGCCACGGGTCTATGGCCNTCAGTGGCACCTCCACCCGGCGCCGCACCGTCCGTGTCTCGTACCGCCANCCGACCGACATGATGGCCGCCGGGCTGATGAGCAGGNTGGTGACGAAGTCGTAGAACAGCTTGTAGATCTGGTTCTTGTCCAGCTGGTCGTCCACAAGGCTTGCGGCTATCTGCGCCTTGCGCTCGTTGGCCTGCCGTACAAGTGGTTGCACTCCTTCTGGCCCAGACGGCTTGGGCAGGAACTCGAAGTACGGGCGTACGGAAAAGAAGCTCTTGACAATGCGCGCCCGCAGGCTGTCCACCAGCTCGTACGTGCGCGGGATGTGCAGGTTGCTCCGGTTGCGCTTGTACTCATAATCCGGGTCGCTGGGGTCAGGCTTGTCCCGGTGGCCGATGTAGAGCTTGTACCACTCGATGGCGCGGTTTTCCCAGGGCGTCCGGTAGCTGCGGGCATACTCGAACCGCGCCAGCAGGTGTCGGGTCAAAACGTCTCGGTTTTGGCGATGCAGCCGAAAATTGGTCGCCATAGCGCCCTCCTGCTCCGACGAAGCGCTTACCGTTTGGCCCTACGCCGCACCCGCTCGGGCAGCCGGCGGTTGCCGGTCTCCCGCTCCCACTTGCGAACGGTGCTCATGGGGATTTCTCCCCGCCTAGCCTTGGCGTAGAACAGTCGCCGCTGCGCCTGCGATTTGAACGGCACGTCGCTGTCCTCCCCTAGTACCCGGTGATGCTGCTGACGACCGGACTGGTATGGCGAGCGCGGGCCCTCCGTCTCTCGCGCTGGAGCTCCGGCCGCACCGACGCCGCAGGCCGGCTCATCACACCGTAGCGGATGGAGTCGGCCGCGTGGTCCTCCTGCCCGTCTGCGATGTCGTTTGGGTCCCTGTCTCCCCGCACCAGCGACGGGATGGTGCGAATCGCCTCCGTACATGTCGAGAAAAAGCGAAGCCGGGCAACTGTCTGCCCGGCCTCATCCTCGAACGGCTCCAGGTACTCCGACATCGCCATCCATCCCGGCACTCGCCGGTCATCGGCCCGCACCAGTCCCGTGAGCCCGGCCCGGGCCATAATCTCCACGCCCGACAGCCCCGTGTCTTGACGCCGGTTCCACAAGTCAGGGCTCGCCACCGTGTACAGGATGCGCTCGTCTGGCGGCGTGAGCTCCAGGATGCGCCTAGCCGCCTCCGAGAGGATAAGGTCTGGCTGATACAGCTCCCGGTAGACGTAGCAGCGCCCCTGGTCATCCACCGCCCACCAATAGCAGGCCGTCATGTCCAGGCCATAGTCCAGCGACCGGAACCGCCGCCAGTACGCCGGGATGGGGAACGGGTCGATGACGTGAATGTGCCGCCGCCAGTTTCGGAAATACTGTCCAGCGAAAATGTCCCAGTCACCGTACCGCAGCGCCCGCCGCTCTGCCTCCGGTAGCGCCTGCAAGCGCCGCTCGTAGGCCGCCCGGTCGATGTACGGGTTGTCGTCGAGCGTGGCCGGGATAAACCGTCTCGTTAGACCGGTCTCCGGGTCCACGTACGTCGTGCCCGGCGGCGCCACGTCCACGAACCGCGCCTTGACCCAGGCGTGCCCGACGTTGCCAGGGTTGCTCGCCGCCCGCACCAGGCAGCGCACGCCGGGCACGACGTACGTGGACCCGGAGACCGGTCTAACGAGACGGTTTATCCCAGCCACGCTCGACGACAACCCGTACATCGACCGGGCGGCCTACGAGCGGCGCTTGCA